AGTACTTCAATCGTGTGTGGTCGTACAGACACATAGTGCCCGTAGACCGGATCAAAGCATCACTTGATTCGGGATCCGTCAATTTACAGTATTCTTCTGGTTTTTCTTCGAGTTTTCTCTCAGGATTCTTTCGGTGGTTTACTCCACGCCGATCATGGGCTGAACAGACGCATCGCGCCCGTTAGCCTAGCGGCAGCCATAGTTATACTCATTGCTTCTGAGTCTCCAAGACGACCGTATGGTGGTCTCCCCGGGTATATTTAATGTCCGTCGCCCTGGACTATCCACACTTAAGTGAATGATGTTGGGGCTCCAAGAACGACCAAAGTAGAAGTTCTAGTAGCACCTGTAACGCCTGTAGTAATGAAAGCTCCCGGTGCCGTAATAGTAACGGACCAGTAGCTGACATAAGGGTTGGTGCCACCAGAGATCACTCCTGATACTATGCAATTTGTCCCAGTGTAGCTGTTGTTAACAACTGTACTGGAAGCCCAGCAAGTAAAGAAGTAATATCCTTCACCCTGGCTGGGTGGGAAGTTAATAACTGATCCCACTCCAACGTTCTGAGTTAAGAAGATTCCTAAGGAATCATTGGAGGTGACTGTCGCAAAATAGCCAACTCCAGAAGCTGCTGTGGTTCTTAAGTTCATATAAGGCCGGAAAGAAATTGGATTAACCAACTGCTTCTTGTAAAAAGTGATGTCGTAAGAGATCCACAGCTCACCAAGTTTAGTGTTAGCGGCGGAACAACCAACTGTTGCCAGCTGGAAGTTACCGAGTTTTGATAGTGAAACTTGGTTGGAGCCTGTGTAAAAGATCTTAGTGAGACGTTCCTCAGGGTCACACTCGATTCCGTGAACAAGATTCTCGGATGGTCTAGTCGAACAAGAATAATCTGCATTCTCCATAATCTGCTTTGAAGCAAATACTGGGTCTGTAACGTCATAATCTGTCGCCATAATAACCGTTCCAAGGGCTTGTGAAGAACCGTTGTAACTAGATGATGTTGAAACGAACTCGAACACTATCCCGTGTGGCTCCCATTGGTCGTATTGCTGAGCAATAGTAGATAACCAAGGGAAAGTATCAACGTCAGTGACATTGATTGGATAATTCGTATTTGTAAATAACGAAGATCCGCCGGATAGGGTCCCCGATGTGATATCGGTGATAAATTCGCGCTCGATGATCCGCGTGCCACGCTTCCCAGAATTAGAAAATTTTGGGGGTTGTGGACCTGCGGTACCGGGCTGCAAGGCTGATACTAAGGAGTTACTCTTGACTTGGTAATCACCATGACCAAAGAATTTGGCCAATTGTGAACCAGCAAGTGCTCCTAGATCACCTTGATTGACGAAGTTACCGAGAGTTCTGCCGATGGTGGCAGCTGCTCCCTTAATGGTAGGAGTAGTTTTGTTGAGGGAACGTTCCAAGTGATCAATCTTCGCTTCCAATCTATTAGATTGTACTGGGATTTTCATGATCTCCTCGGAATAGTCTCCCTTTCCTTTGAGACGACGTTGAACGCGTCGGGGTTTTCTAGGCATCTTTGTACTCCGCCGCACCAGAGTATTACCTAGAGGTATGTGCGGACCATATGTTCAGGATTGAAACCTGGACGCGTTGTCGAATCTCGAGAATGGGAAACCACTATAGAAATTGGGGGTGATTTTGATACTATAAAGTTCACCGAAACTTTCTTCTAGTTGGAGACTAGGGTTTTCTTATGGAGTTGACTCTCCCTTCCTAACGGAATTCAATAGACAGTGTTTTACTGATCTTTAGTTTTCTTTTCTGTAGTCTAAATGAACTCGGAAAGGGCATCCAGTTTGCGCTGGGGATTTCTTTTGGTAAGGTGTCTCTTAACCAGGTGCCCGTGTTTGAAGAAGAAGAGAATTACTATACGGCAGATGGAGATCTCCAATTGTCATGTAACACCTTGCTTAACCGAAGATAATCGGGATGCTTGATGTAGACAGGTAGAGATGCGGCTTGAACGTCGAAGTCGTTACCGGTGAAAAGCAAATTTGCCACAAATTTCTCAAGACCGTCTTGCCAACAACCGGTTGCGGTTAAATTGGTAGAACAGAAAGAGAATTCGTTCGTTTGCCGATCATAATCGGTAATAACAAACCCATACATGCGATAAACCTCGCTCAAATCTGGATTAGAATCCAGATTATCGTCACCAGCAGAAAAAGTAAAATCTACTGGCTTGCCGAAGGCATAATAACTAACTTCGTTAGAGAGTAGATTACGCTTGAGGGAGTTGTCCGTAAAGGTAGTTAATGCACCAGATGAAATCTTTCCCGGTGGACAAGTGAATAATTCACCGTCCTCCGTCTGGAGCACTCGAAAGTTTGCCGCGTAGTAAAGCGCTAACAAAATGTTGAGATGTTTGCGAGATGCGCCGGGGAGTATCTTAAAATCCAAGTCAGTCAACTTCATGTAGTACGCCCACTTCAAAAGGGGCGCGTAATGAGTGTCAATATTATTGGAGTACTCGTAGCCTTGAATATCAGAGGTAGAGAGGAAACCATGTTTAATGGCTGCTTCAAGAAATCTTAAGAAGAGTTTCTCTGTCTCACTTTCCGTGATAATATCAAGTCG